TTCAATATATATGTTCGGCTTCCCATGAGAAACGATGTTGCTGGGATGGAAGCTATATCTAAAAGACAATATAATAAATTATCTGATGAAGAGAAAAAAGAAAAGAATTAGAATTAAAAAAACAAAATAAAATAAAAAACAAAAGAATAAATAATTTAATAATTAGAGAAGGAAAATTTATTATTGATTTTAATTAGATTCTTCTTCATCACCATTTTTTTTAACATAGTATTTTTGCCCTGTTTCCACAGAATGACCCATAACCTTCGCATCTTTTTCCATCTCTTCTTTAACATCTGAATATTTAGATGATAAATATATTTTTCGGAGCATAGTTGTCGATATTGATTTATTCATATATTTCTTTGATGTCTTTAATAATAATTGACTCAAAGCATTTCTTGATAATGCTGTTCCTGTTGAAGATTTAAATAATGTTCCCATTCCATTAATACGAATATATAATCTTAATAACTTTTCTAAATCTTTCGGAATATCTATTTTATTCTCTTCATATTTTTTTGATGTTTTATATTTATTTAATATCATATTCATTTTTGTTTTTTCTACAACTAAATAATTCTTTTCTTTTTTCTCTTCATCAGATAATTTATTATATTGTCTTTTAGATATAGCTTCCATCCCAGCTACATCGTTTCTCATGGGAAGCCGAACATATATATTGAATATAATATAAACCATTAATAATTGTTTATCTTTGGCTGATAAATCTTCTTTCTTTTTTATTTTTTTTTCTTTTATTTCTTTTCCCATAGTTTCTATCATTTTATAAACTTCGGATATATCAACAAAATTTTCTTTTTGTTTTTCAGATATTTGACCGGATGCTTGACTATCTTCATATTTTTTATTTAAATCATCTCTTAAATCTGTATAAATTTTTATTTCATCTTTAAATTTATCATCTTTATCAATAGCCAATAAATAAATTAATATTGCATTTAAATAATTTCTTATTGTATTATCTGAAAGATTAGAGAGTTTATCTAGAACTTTTTTTTCATCTTTAAGAAAATCATAATTATCAGATTCAAATAATTTCTTTAATTTTTCTAAATTCATAACATACATTTTTATAGAATTATCTTTTATATTAGGTCTCGCTTTTTTAATAAGTTCAGTTAGTTTTTCTGAATTCATTTTATATAATATAAGATTTTATTTTTAGATAAAAAAAAATAAATAAAATCTTAATATATTATAAATGAATAAATATTCTATAATTTACGCAGATCCTCCTTGGAATTATACAGCCACAGGACAATCTATCCCTTGCAGAAATAAAGAAGGTCAGCCCTATATAGCTATGAGAATGATTGATATTTATGATTTTAAAATTCCTGATACAGAAGATGATTGTGTATTATTTTTATGGGCTACTGCTCCATTATTACCGGAAGCTTTATTCACTATGAAATCATGGGGCTTTGAATATAAATCAATAGCTTTCACTTGGATAAAAAAAAATAAAAAAAATAAAGCAACTAATTTTTGGGGAATGGGAAGCTGGACGAGATCTAATCCTGAATATTGTTTATTAGGAGTTAAAGGAAAACCCAAAGCTGTTTCTCATTCAGTTCATTCAGTTATTGAAGAATCTATTGAGGAACATTCAAAAAAACCGGATATTGTAAGAGATAAAATAGTTGAATTATGCGGTGATATTAAAAGAATAGAATTATTTGCAAGAAATAAAGTTAATGGTTGGGATTCCTTTGGAGATCAATTATAAGTCCTTGATGTCCTTGATGTCCTCAAATCCCCAGCAAATATTTTTTAATCTGTTTTTTGATTATCTATTAAATGATAATTTTATTTTTTTGAGAAGTATAAATATTTTTGGGGACTTTGAGGACACTTGGGACTTCGGGGACATTAAGCGAAATAACAAGAGAACACACCATCTTCAAGTGTCGCAACCTTCACGCATTCAATATATGCTCTTGATTCATAAGCACCAGCCGGAAGAGTAAGCATCTTACTATGTAATTCTAGACCTCGGCTATTTACACGCTCACCATCAGGCATCTTATAGGCAGTCCAAAAGAATTTGCCGTCTAACTGAACCTCTTGCTCTTGTCCTTCATACATAGCTTGGGCGATGACTCCACCAGCTCTTGAATATTGAGTTCTAGATACAAACGGAACCATGCCTTCCGTATCAGCTACACCATGAAAATGAAGTGCGGTGTTAGTTCTGTCTAATGGAAATAAGAATCTATCATTCTTTTTAATATTAGAAGTTAGAGTTCCTAAATCTGTGCCATCCGAAGCGTTAGCATTAGACGAATATTTATTTAATAGAAATCTAAAATTATCATCAACTTTCGATATACCAACAAACATCCGAGGAACTAATCTCCCAGCTCCTCCAACATTCCGAATTTGGTTTGTTGCGTCTGCTTCTGATGCGAAAAATGTTTTTGTTAATTGATAATCCATATAAGTCCAGTTCATTTTTTTATTTTTATTTCTATATGATTCCATAAGTTCGCCGTCATATGTTGTATAATCAGCTATCATTCGGCATTCATTTCGGTTAATAGTGAAATCTACAAGATGATTTGTGGTCGCACAGGCATTCATAGCAACACGAGATCCATCAGTCGCCGAAGCCAAAGTTAATTCAACTTGAACCGGCATATCCTGATTAAGCATGAAAAGCGGAAAACTCGTATTTCTAAATAAAGGGAATAACTCCTCTAATGTAATAGAGAACACGCCTTTATTATCGACTAACTGGAAATCTCTTGCTGATAAACCCATCTTTGTTCCTGATTGAGAATGGATATATTCTTTACCATTATCAAGTGCGATTTCATCACATATATTTGTTTTATCTCTATAAAATTGCTGATTAGACATTACACGAGAACTTAAATATTGTTCTCTTTCTTTATTAGTTTCATTAGACAAAAACATACTTTTATAAGCATGAAACTGGTTGAAATCATCAGTTTCGCAAATAGTTTTTGTTCCTATTTTTAAAGTTGCGTTTTGAATCAAAGCACCAACACCAACATTCAAAGGAAGAAAAGATCTTGTATTAGATGCAGAAGAAGCTGAAATGTTTTCTATTTGAAGACAAACACGACTATAAGGATTTAAAAAACCTTTATTCACAAGCTGGAATCTAATAAAAGAATCGGTGAAAATTACCGGCTCTAAAATATCAGTATCAACATGAGCGGATTGATTAGAGGGAATAGCACCAACACGCAATAAATCAGGGATAGCAGATTGACCCATAGATGGAACAGCAACAGAACCTTCACTCATTATTATAATTAATATTATATAATAATTTAATAAAAAAAAATAAAAAATATAAATTATAGAAAATAAATTTAACTTATAACTTGGATTCCTTGTCCGTTGAATAATAATGTATTTTTAGAATGGACGAAAACAAAGACAGAATTTGGAGAATCATCAATAAGTCCAAGATCTATTTGGAGACCGAAATTTTCTCTGCTGAAATCAGCACCATCAGATCCGAGATTATCATATGAAACACCACAGCCAAAAACAAGTCCTCCTTGAAGAACATTATTATCATTTCCAGTCCATGATCTATTAGTATTTACAGGAGAGATTTGTAATCTGTTGTTTTTGGAATATGATTGAACGCTATTGATAAAATCTCTTAAATTTTGGGGATCTAATACAGAAACTTTATTATCAAGTTTAAAATTCGTATCATTAACCATATCAGCAGGAAAACGGACTCCGCCTTTGGTGAATGTGATTTGTGATATTTCACCAATATCTCCGCCATTTTTTATTGGAATAATAGTTTGCATAGAATTTTGGTCTAAATTGTTAAGATAACTAGATTTAATAAAATTAACAAATACAGAACGGACACGGCTCATCCCAAGAGAATAATTGAGGATGGCGTTGGTGCTGTTGATTGTGCTGAAATAACTAGAAATTGAACTATATTCAAATCCATTTGCTTTTGCTAACGATTTATTATCAGCATCCATATCTTCAACTTCGCAAACTAATTTTAAATTTCTTAATCTATATTCAGCATCAGCATATCCGGATGCGGTCGCTGTTCCAGCTGTATCAAATAGAACTGCGGAATCAGGAGCTAACTGAATCTCAATAGTTATTCCGCCGATGGTTTCTCCACTTAATGGAATAGGGCGACCATTTTGAAGAAGTCCTGTGGGGAAATATACACAGAAATCATTTTCGTTATTTTGAGTTGCATTAACTACACTAACTCTTTGGGCGTCATCAGAAGGAAGAGTTAAAGCTACTTCACCAATATGACCGATTAAATCTTGATTAGAGGCGGTCATAGGAAGATAAGTCGCCATGAAGCGATTATAATTTCTAATTGATTCAATAGTTTGTTTGGTTTTAGTGCTAGATAAAGTAATAGTATCGACTATACTAAAAATCCCAAGGCGAGAATCCATAGCAAGAGTATCCCCAGCGGTTGGGGCTGCATTCCCATCTTTAAGAATCTGTAAGTTTCCGCAAACTCTTACTGAATTTCCCATAAGGAAAGCATCTTGTTCGGCTATATCAAAAGTTATTATTGGATATCCTGCTTTATAAGAAACAACACCGGATGGCGGAAGATTGGTTGGTCTAATATCGAGAAATCGGCGAGGCATATTTTTATAATTATATATAATATAAAAATATTATTAAATAATAATTTAAAAAAACTTTTTTTTATTTAATTTTTATTTATGCAACAACAGAAATTGAATCTCCCCTGATATTAATTCTTCTTAAAGCAAAAACAAAATTATTCCATAATTTATTTTTAGTTGGTGCTGTGCCTTGATAATTCAGTTGAAGGTTAAAATCTTTATTTCGTGTATCATATACGGAATTATTTAAACCGAGAGCACGCGATACGACAAAATTAGCATTAAAATTTTCAAAGGAACGGCATGGAACACCAGCTTGAACTAATGCTTTCTCGGTTTCAATAAGAGGTTGAGCGTCTATGGAATTCTTTGCGGATATTTTCGCAGTTGATACTTTTCTGCTTGGCTGTAATTTTCCATCATAAAAGAAACGATAATCTGTTAAGAAATCAGATATCCCAACTAAACCGGATCTTGTTGAATTAGATGTTATATAACCATCATTTGCTCCCTGAATATCATAAGTTGTAGCACAAACTAATCTTTGCTTGGTCGTGTATGAAGTTGCGTCGGTTGGAACACATACAATTGATCTTGCCCTTGATTCATTTAGAGGAAGGCGGATATTAGCAACTATATCACTAGATAATTGAGAAAATTTATAATTGGTTGCTGTTAATATATCATAACCAATCATTCCTCCTTCGCTCATCGCTTTTCTCATAGAATTTTCATAACTTGCTCCCATGTCTAATTCTTGAACTATCATTTCAACATTAGAAACTTCATAACTTGGATTTTGAACTACAACAGCATCATCAATAGAAGCTGAATAAACAAAACTTGACCCTGCCGTCACAGCTGTGGCTGTCGTCATTTCAT